GGGTCGGCTGGGGCTGCACGCTGATTCGGCGGGACGTCGTGGAGCGGTTCCCGATTCGCGGCGGCGACGACGGCGCGGGGGATATTCCGTTTGCCTACGACTGCCTGTACGCCGGGGTGAAGATGGTGGCGGATTTCAGTGTGTGCTGCGACCACTATGACGGGGAGTTGCGGTTGCAGGCGTTTGGAGGGCCGGTGTCAGACGTAATTAGAGTGCGGGCCATGCAGGACGTGACGGTGATGGGCAGCAAGGGCAGCCAGCGGCTGGAGCGAGGGCAGTTGTATGAGATGGCGCGGACGCTGGCGAATGACCTGATGCGCGCGGGCTACGTGACGCTGGAACCGGAACCGGAAGTGGCGACGATGGCCCCGGCCGAAACGGCGACTGCGCCGCGGCCGCGGCGACGGAAGGGGGAGTTGTAATGCACGCCGAGGCGTTGGAAGCGATGCGGGTACTGCTGGGACGTGGGCCGGGGCGTGGGGCGAAGGCGCTCGACGTGGGGGCCTATGACGTCAACGGGACTTACCGGCCGCTGGTCGAAGGGCGGGGGTGGGTCTATACCGGGCTGGACGTGAGCGCCGGGCCGAACGTGGACATCGTGTCGGCGGATCCTTACAAGTTCCCTTTCGAGGACGGGATGTTCGACGTGGTATTGAGCGGGTCCACGATGGAGCACGTCGAGGCGATCTGGCGCTGGGTGCCGGAGCTGGCGCGGGTGCTGAAGCCGGGCGGGCTGCTGGCGATTGTGACCCACTGGCAGTTCCCTGAGCATCGCTACCCGGTGGACTGCTGGCGGATTATGCCGGACGGGATGCGCTACCTGTTCGATCAGACGGGCTGCCTGGATGAGTACGACATTGAGATCGCCAGCAAGTGGGACATCGCGGCATCGGCGGTGAAGCAATGATCCACGTCATCACGCCATTTTCACGGCCGGAGAATGCCAGGATATTGCTGGACCACCTGGCGCGGCAGGGCACGGCGGTGATGTGGCATCCGATTGTCAGCACGGTGGCGTTCCCGGCCGACTGCCTGCGGGAGTGGGTGAAGCCGCTGGAGACGTTCGTGCCGGATGACGTTGACCCGTTCTGCCGCAAGCTGGCGGCGTTTATGGACAGCGGGCGGATTGTGGACGGTGAGCGCTACGCGGTGTTGTGCGACGACGACCTGTATGAGGACGGGCTGCTGGCGGCCGTGGCGACGATGGCCGAGCCGGTTGTGGTCGTGAGCATGTTGCGCGGCGACCGCCGGCCGGCGCGGGCCGACGGCGGCTACTGCCACTCGATTGACGAGCTTGTCGCCGCGCCGGAGAACATGCGCGTCTGCCAGGTGGGCCTCCAGCAGTGCTTCATCAAGGGCGAGATATTGCGGCTGGCGACGGTTGACCCGGCGCTCGCGCCGTTCTGCGACGGGGCGGTGGCCGAGTGGCTGGGGCGGCGGTTCGGGGCGCTCATCCGGTTCGAGCCGGGATTGCATGTGCTGTTCAACCGGCTGGAGCCGGGGCGCTGGGCGGTGGACTATGAGGTGTGAGCTATGGCGTTGAAACTCATCACCGCGCCCGCGGCCGAGCCGGTGAGCGCGTCGGAAGCGAAGAGCCACATGCGGGTGGACACGACGGCCGACGACACTTACATCGGCACGCTGATCACCGTGGCGCGGCAGAACGTCGAGAACCACCTGCGGCGGGCGCTGATTAACCAGACGTGGGAACTGGTGCTCGACGAGTTCCCGGCCGGCGTGTTCCGGCTGCCCAAGCCGCCGCTGGTGTCGGTGACGAGCATCAAGTACACCGACGAGGACGCGGTGGAGGCGACGTTCAGCAGCGCCAACTACCTGGTGGACACGGACACGGAACCGGGGCGGGTGGTCCTGAAGAACGGCGTAAGCTGGCCGGCGGTGACGCTGAAGGAAGCCGGCGCGGTCCGGGTGCGCTACGTGGCCGGGTATGGGGCGGCGGGCAGCAACGTGCCGCAGGCCATCCGGCAGGCGATCTTGTTGGTCATCGGGTCGCTGTACGAGAACCGGGAGGACGTGCTGGTCGCCCAGGGGGTGACGGTGACGACGCTGCCGTTCGGGGTTGAGGCGTTGCTGGCCTCGTATCGGGTTTACGGATGGTGATGACGTGGCAATGAGGGCCGGGTATCTGCGCCACAGGTTGGCGCTGAAATCGAAGAGCGTCAGCCGGGATACCTTCGGCGAGGAAGATATTACTTGGTCAACGACGGCCACGGTGTGGGGGTCGGTGGAACCCTTGCGCGGGCGGGAGTACATGGAAGCGCGGCAGGGGCAGGCGGACGTGAGTCACCGGGTGGTGATTCGCTACCGGTCGGGGGTGGGGCCGACGATGCAAGTGGTCATGGAGGACGGCAAGACGCTGGTGGTTGATTCGGTGATTAACCGGCTGGAAAAAGAAGAGATGCTGGAACTCATGTGCCGGGAGCTGGTGAACACCTAATGGCGCTACGGGTTGAGATTCGGAACCTGGACGAAGTGCAGCGCATCCTGGAGCAGCTAGGGGCGAAAGCGCGGACAGCGCTACCGGCGGCGGTGGAGGAAGGGGCGAAGGTGTTGGCGGCGAAGATCGCGGCAAACGCGCCGGGGCCGCACATCGCCTATGAGATGAACGGGAGCAGCGCCCTCGTCGGGCCGGACAAGGCGCACTTTTACTACGCGTTCTTTGAAACGGGGACCGGGGCGCACCGGGTTGATCCAGTGCGGAAGCAAGCCCTCCACTGGGGCGGCGAGGCGTTCAGCGCCGGGCACGCGGTTGGCGGGGTGACGGCCGCGCCGTTCATGCGGCCGGCGGTGGACGAAGGGGCGGATGAGGTGGGAGAGGCGGTGGGGCGGGTGCTGGTGGAGGCGCTGGCGTAATGGCCGAGATTGAGGAAGCGGTCTACAGCCGGTTGACGGGGACGGCCGCGGTGACGGCGATTGTCGGTTCGGGCAGCGCGGCGCGGATTTACCCGAACAAGATACCACAGGAAGCGACGCTGCCGGCGGTGGCTTACCAGCGGGTGAGCACGCGGAGAATCAAGGGGCACGCCGCGCCGACGGGGCTGGCGCGGGTGCGGGTGCAGGTGACGTGCGTGGCGCGGACGTACTCGGAAGTGAAGGCGCTGGCCGTGGTCGTGCGCAAGGCGCTGGAAGGGGTGATGGGCACGGTCGGCGGGCTGGCGGTGCAGGGGAGCTGGCTGGAGACGGACGCGGACGAATACGGCGACGCGGAAGGGCTGCACAGCGTGAGGCAGGATTTCATGTTCTGGCACACGGAGGCGATATGAAGAAGACGGTGGCGAAGCCGTTCAAGCGAACGGTGTGGCATGGAGAGATGAATTACGAGTGCGGGCTGTGTCCTTACGCGACGCTGGACGCATTGGTGATGGCCGCGCACCTGAGAACGGTGCACGGGATTCAGACGGGGAACACGGCAACGGGGGCAAGCACGCCGGCCGAGCCGATTATCTTGGTTAATGACAGTGAGGTGACAGAATGACGACAGGTGCATTGGCAGCGTACGGCGTGTTGCTGAAAGTTGGCGACGGCGGTACGGCAGAGACGTTCACGACGATTGCGGAAGTCCGGGACATCGAAGGCCCGGAACTGGAACTGGAGGCAAAGGAAGTGACCAGCCACGACAGCGGCGGCTGGCGCGAGTACATCGGCACGCTGCTGACCGGCGGCGAGGTGTCGTTCGACTTGAACTTCATCCCGACAAACGCGACGCAGAGCCACACCAGCGGTCTCATCAACGACATGGTGGACCGGACGAAGCGCAACTTCCAGATCGTCTTTCCGACGACCTCGCCGACGACGTGGGCATTCACGGCGCTGGTGACGGGGTTCAAGCCGTCGTCGCCGGTTGAGGACGAGTTGTCGGCTGAAGTAACGCTACAGGTGACGGGCGCGCCGACGCTGGCGGGCTAGTGGTTAGTGAAGAGAGAGGGGCCGCGGACGGCCGCGGCCCCGTTCAAATGGAGGAACCAACGTGGGACTGTTAGGACGTGAGCAGATTCTAGGGGCGGTTGACCTGCCAACAGTGGACGTGGACGTGCCGGAGTGGGGCGGGACGGTAAGAGTCAGGATGATGACGGGCGTGGAGCGCGACGCGTTCGAGGCCGCGACCATCACCCGGCACGGCAAGAAGATTGAGCAGAACCTGGCCAACATCCGGGCGCGGCTGGTGGCGCTGTGCGTGGTGGACGAGAAGGGGGGGCGGCTGTTCAGCGAGGCCGACGCCGAGGCGCTGGGCAAGAAGAGCGCGGCGGCGCTGAACCGTGTGTTCGCCGCGGCGCAGCAGTTGAACGCGCTGACCGAGGAGGCCGCGGGCGCGGCTGAGGAGCAGTTTCCGGGCGCGGCCTGAGCGACAGTTCTACTTCCGGCTGGCCGCGGCGCTGGGCATGACGGTGTCGCGGCTGCTGGCGGAGACGACGAGCGCGGAATTAACGGAATGGATTGCGTTCTACCAGTTGGAACCGTTCGGGCCGGAGCGGGGCGACCTGCAAGCGGGCATCGTGGCGGCGACGGTGGCGAACGTGAACCGGGACGCCAAGAAGCAGAAGAAACCGTATTCGGCGCAAGACTTTATGCCGAAGTTCGAGGGGCAGGGGGCAGGGG